GCACTACATATGACAACTCTAAGTGGTTCTTTATATCTAGAACCGATACAGAAAAATACATAGGCTGTATTACACCAGTGCCCTCTGGACAGTCTCAGGGAGCCATTGCTATATGGAACGCTGTAACCTTTGCTGCATGTAATATTACATATGGTACAGGGGCACAGGCGTACCTTACAGGAGCACGTACAGATTATGACGTACTTACTATACAAGACAAATCAATAATTACAAACAAGACTAAAGTAGTAGCTAAAAATGCTGACCCTACATTTAACGCTAACAGACAGGGCACATATAAAATTACAGGTACTTCAATAGACACAACATACAGTGGTGCAGTGGCTGGAAATAACTGGACAGTTACTACAGACAATAATGATACATATGATGATGCACTAACTAAAATAAAGACTGCTATAGATGCTCTTAACGTATCAGGTTTAACTACAACTAAGTTAAAAGATAGTATACGATTAACACGTAATGCATCATTTACACTTACAGGTACAGGTGGAGCTTTTGCTAACCAACTCACTGTATTCCAAGATCAGGTAGCTACATTAAATGAGTTACCAGCTGAAACAGTACATAACCATGTAGTCAAAGTTATTAATAGTGGTGCACTTACATCATCTTATTATTTAAAATATGTAGCACATAATGGGACATCTGGTCCCGGCTATTTTGAAGAAACTCTAGCTCCTGACACATCCACAGGTCTTAACGCAGCTACTATGCCACATGAGTTACTAAACACAAGTGTAAATAATTTTACATTTCAACGTGTAACATGGGATGCAAGAGCTGTAGGTGATGACATAACTAACTCTCACCCATCATTTGTAGGACAAAAGATAACTCAGTCTTTCTTTCACAACAATAGACTAGGGTTCCTATCTGCTGATACTGTGTCCATGAGTCAATCAGCACAGTTTTTTAACTTCTATCATACATCCGCACAAACTGTTACAGACGCAGATCCTATAGATCTCAGTGCTAGTACAGTTAAACCAGTTGCACTTCATAGTGTACTACCATCTACTCAAGGTCTTGTACTATTTAGTGCTAACCAACAGTTTCTTATGGGAGCTGCTGATGGTATACTAACACCAGCTAAAACAGTTATACGTGCGATAGCTAACTATGAAATGGATACGATTATCGACCCTGTTGATACTGGTACTACAATTAACTTTATTAGTAAGACACCTAGTTATACTAGAGTCTTCGCTATGGTCACACGTGGAGAAAACGAAAACCCACAGGTAGCTGACATAGGTAGAGTTGTAAATGAGTGGATTCCAGCTACAATGGATACACTTATAGCTAGTGCACAAAACCAGTTCATTGCTTTCTCAGGGCAAACCTCTCGTTACATATATTTATTTAGACAGTATGCAGAGGGTAAAGAAGTAAAATTACAGACATGGTTTAACTGGGAAGCACCCGGTAATGTACAAACTATAGCAGCAGATTCTGACGAATTTTTTGCTGTAACAAAACAAGGCGGACAGTTTACACTTAGCAGAGCTAGTCTAAGTCAAAGCCCAGAAGATGCTATCATCGTTAATAATGATGGTCAAAGACTAAATCCATGTATAGACTTATATGCTACAGCTAGTTCTGTTACATTTGACACAGCTGGTAACTTTAGTAAATGTTTTATACCGTACAATGATGCTACTAATTTAACACCTGTAATAATTATTAAAGGTACTACAGCTACAGGTCAGTTTATTGAATCTGGATTTACTATATCTCCAGAGCGTGTAGTTGAGAGTGGTAATACATACTTTAAAGTACCATTTAAAAATTTGACAAGTGTTGCAAGTGATGTTATAGTAGGGTATAAGTATGACTTTGATGTAATACTACCTAAGACATATTATAAAATGGATGATGAAATGAAACTGAGTGACTTTACTGCTAACCTAACAATAGCTCGTATGAAGTTTGCTGTAGGTTTATCAGGAGTTATGGGTTTTAAATTAAAATCTAAAGGTATACGTCAAGGTAAAAAAGAATATATTGGTGATGGATCTACTACAGTATATAGCTGGATTAACGAAGATATAAATTATATAGATGATGACCAGATTAAGGTTAAATTAGATAATGTGATAACTACAGCATTTACAGTTGATAGAACTGGTACACTACCAAAGATTACATTTAGTTCTGCACCCGGTAATGGTGTTAAGATACTTATATATCTTGATGAGTGGTACAATCTTAATCCTGTTGTTAAGGCTGACAACTATTTAGCTAATGATATTGCTGTGGTAGATCATGCTATATTTACACTACCTATACACCAAAAAACAGATAACTTTACACTACGGTTATTTAACGATTCACCGTTCCCTGTCTCTTTAAACTCTATGATGTGGGAAGGAATATACTCACCTAGATTTTACAGGAGGACTTAATGTCAGTTTTAGGAGCTGTAGTTTCAGGAGCTATTGGATTATTTGGAGCAAAGAAAAGTTCCGATGCAGCCAAAGATGCTCAACGAGCTAACAATGCAGCAACAGAAGCTCAGTATCAATATAACGTACAGAAGTGGAATATGGACAAGCAGAAAATGCTTGCTGACCGTGAATTTAAAGTACGAGAAATAGAGAAAAGAGCTGAACAAGAAGGACAGTTAGCCGCTTTTAGAGATGCGTCTGCTGCAAGACAATATAATTATCAATTACAAATACGTGACAAGCAGCAAGATACGAATGAACGTATGTATGCTAAGTCTAATGCTATTTTTCAAGATCAGTTAGGTCTTAATATTTTACAAGAGAAAAATGCTAGACAAGAAGAACGTCAGCAATTATCAGAAATACAAGCTGAAAAAAGGTATGAACAGAATACAGCCTACATTGATGGTTTACTCGCCGAAGGAGAGATCCGTGCAAGAGGGCAGACAGGTAGGTCCGTACAAAAAGCTAGTAGTGTAGCAACTTTAAAAACAGCTACAGCTCTGACTTTGCTAGATTTATCTTTAGATAATGCAACAGCTGCATCTCAAAGTGCAATCAACAATATTAGAACAAGTAGATCAGTAGCTGACCTAAATGCTTTCGCAAGCAAGATGCTAGATCCCGGTGTATTACCAGATCCTATCGCACCACTACCTACACCACAAACTGAGTTTATGTATCCACGGGTATATTCAGATTATGATTTTGGACCTGAGCCAATAAGAGGAGCTATGATTTCTCCTTCAGCGGCAGCAGCGTCAGTATGGGGTACGAGCATGACTAGCCTTGCATCAGCAGCAGGCAATATAGCTACAGCAATAACTCCAAATTTATTTTGATAAATGGTAAGAAGAACAGAAAAGCCACAACGCTACGGCAAGGGTGGTAGGTTCGGTGGTCAACAAATCTCGAGAGCTGGCATAAGTGCCATAGAACAGCAATCGAGAATCACCACTGAAGCACTCAAAGAGTCAGCTCGCCAACAGCGTGAAGTTGACAACATGCAGATAAAAGGCTTTGAAAGAAAAATTAAATTAGAACAAGACAACGCTAAAGAGTTATATACTTTAGAGGTTGATGCACCTTACAAAGCCCGCATGAACGCATTAAAGACTAATGCAGAAACTGAAGTAAAAAGTCTACAACGTGAAGAAGCAGAGTTAAGAAGGCTGTCTGGAGTATGGAGTAAACTTAGTCCATCTCTAGCTAAAGCCTTCGGAGACGCTACATCAAACGTTCAAAATCTAATACGAACTAACGAAGCTGTCGACCAGTTTAACGACTATATGTCTGATGGCACGTTAGATAAAATTCTTTATACCTATGATAGAATAGGTAAGAAATCTAAAGCATTAGATGACGTTGCTGAGACTCAAGGTAAAGCGGTAGATGAAGCAGTCAAAACCGGTGAACCAGAGAAAAAACAGGAAGTTGATTACTTAAATCAAGTTATTAAAACTCGCAACCCAGTTCTTAAAAAATTATTTGCAAAACATATAGAAGATAACTTTGATAGTATTATACAAGATAGGTTACGCCTGTATGAAAATAATATTGATAAGTACACAGCTACAAAGTTTTACCAACAGCAAGGTGCTGAAATACTACAACAACTTGGTATCAAAGCAGACTCAGCTGAAGGTTTAAAAATATTAAAACTTTTTACTGATAAAGGTTTTAGCAAAGAGAATCAACTATCTCTTGAACAACAGCATATGGAGGGTACTGAGATCATTAATGGTGGTCTAGATCAAATTGAAGCTTATGTCAAAGGTGGTGACTATGCTAACGCTAATGCTCAGTGGAAAATTATACAGAACAATGTTAATGCACTACCTGTTAAAGATTCTAATGGTGTATACAGTAGAAAGTTAAGTGTTAACAGATCTGAAGAGTTTATTAGTTGGGCAGAAGATCAGGTATCAGATGCTAGATTTTTAAACAAAGGAGAAGCAGGGTTTTTACATGCTCAAAAGATTCTATTAGGCATTGACGAGAACAATCCACACGGATACGAAATTGTAGGTGCTACAGGTGATAAAAAAGCCAAACATAATAGAATTGTAGGTAAGCAACCTAATCATTTAATCAGGCTTCGTAATGCGTGGGAAGCCGCAGACTCAGCTAATTCTAAAAATGTCGAATATGTAAATGATCGTAGGCTACAATCTGAAGCAATCGTCTATAAAGATAGAATCAACACTAAGTATGAAGATGGTAGTTCTTACTATGTAACTAAAGACGGAGCAATCAAAAACGAGTTTTGGTCTGACTGGAGCAAAGCTAACGGTAATAAATATGCTAGACAGTATCTGGCTGGTATGATAGGTTTTGCTGATGGTGATGTAGATACTAACACACTTAACTCAAACTTAGTTCAAGCTTTAAGACAGGGTAGAGACTTAGACACTTATATGATATGGGCTTCATCTTACTCTGACGAGAAACAGAACATTGGTTTTATAACTAAAGGTTTACAGGAGCTAGCTTCAAGCTATGGTGTTGAACCAAACAAGCTTGATAATGTATTAGCAGATCAGATGAAATCTACTGTTAATAAAGTTATGGAAGCTGACTCACTTGACTCAGTTTTAGATCCATCTGGACAACACAAGGCTAGACAGATGGCTGGTGCATTTATTTACTTATATAATAGTCCAGAAAATACTGGCACGACAGTTGCAGAAAAAAAAAGCTTTGCTAGAGCAGCACTTAATGAGATGATAGGCGTAAGTAATAAAACTGGTGAAGTTATAAAGTTTGATAGTGATGGCTATCGTGGTAACGGTGAATTTAAACAGAAGCGTACAAAGTCAGGAAAAGTTATTTTTGTTAGAGATGCTGGTGTGACATACAAAGGCACAACATCTATTGAAATTAATGATGCTTTAACTGGTAATTTTGGTGCTGACTTAAAAGGTGATACAAAGAAAGAAGCTTTGAAAACATTAATCAGTGACCAGATAAAAAATGAAAAGATAGACGATATGGATCTATATAATTTTTTAAATAATAAACCACATAATGATAGTTTTTTAAATCACGTTGAAAAAGATTTATTAGGTAACATACCTCCTAACAGATTTAAAAATGAAATAAAAGAAAGTTATAATGAACTAGCTAGTAATGTTTTAGGTAAAGCCTCTAACCCAGAGAATAAAAAGTCTCAAGATAAAGCACTGCAATGGGGTGCTGCTGAGTGGTGTGAATCAACTTTAGGTCCTAATGCTAGTGATGTCTATGGTAAAAACTTAGATAGACAAGCTTTTGCTGTATGTATGCAGAATTTAAAAACTCAAGCACAAGCACAGAATGTACCATTATATCAACTTGTAATAAACCCCGAACTATTTAACAGACTTGTACAACCATGAATGAAGAAGAACAAATAGCTAGCACGGGGTTTATGAATACAGACCCTTATCCTGATGAGGAGAAGCTAGAAACTAAAGAAGGTAAACCTGTGTTTGCTGCTCCTTTTGGATATACATTTGGTAATAGCTCTGTAGACTTAAATGTCAAAGAGAACCATGATACCATGAAGAATGAGTATAACGCATACTGGAACTTACCAAGAGGAGAAGAGAAAGATAAAGCACAAGAAGACTTTAACCAAAAATACTTTGGCATGTCTACTCAAGAGGTAAGAGATAACCAACGTCAAGTTAATCTAGATGCTAACAATCCAATCAAAAGATTAGATAATACATTTCAAGGCTTATCAGTCTATGGTCTAGGTTTAGCTGACTTTGCATTTGATGCAGCTGGTACGCTAATACCCGGCATGGATAGGGTAGACGACTGGTGGGATAAGAAAACAAAATTAGATAATCCTACTCACACTGCTATCAGAAGATTGTCTTCTTTAGTTATACCCGGTATACTAGGTGGTAACGCTGTACAAGGACAGATTAATGCAAAGTTTGCTGGCGGTGCATTACTTAGTAAGCCATGGTTTCAAAAATTATTAGCTACTGGTTCTGCTCATGGTATATTAGATATGGGTATTACATATCTGAATGATATATCTGAAGAGCAGACTATGACTGATGATTTAAGTCAGATGTTTCCTAAGACATTCGGACCCGGTGGTAGATTACCTTTAATTGACTTTTTTAGGACTAACGACAGTGATGGTTTACAAATGCGTAAACTTAAAAACACATTAGAAGCTGCACCATTCGCAGCATTTGGTAGTGTGATAGGTGGTTATTCTGATTTATCAAAAGGTAAAAAAGTCTTAGACTGGATGGAACCTTTAGATGATGCAGCACAGGCATACAAACAAACAAACATAGAGTTTGGTGATGACACAGATCTTATATTACGCCTACAAGAAATAGACGAATTACTATCTCTAGGTACTGATAATATGAGTAAAGCTACGCAAGATCTACTTATCAATGAAAAGCTAGAACTTGAAGATCTCATAGGTCGCAACAAAAATATGGATGATGTTGCACGTAGAGAAGATGCTATGAAAACCGTAGAATCGGAAGCTGCTATCGACAACAAACTTAATCCAGACTACGATCAGCTAGAACTAGATCTTAACATAGATGGATTAGATCCAGACTTAAACTCTAATATTCTTGACGATGCTGCTAAAGCTAAACAAAGTGTACCTCCCGGAAACGTAGCTAAAAATATGGCAGATACAACTGCTATTAAAAATGGTAGTGACTTTTCAACTGGCGACCCTGCACCTGTTATTACAGACTCTATGAGACGTAAAGGTCTTATGGTAGGTCCTACATCACGTGGTGCTGTTATGGGTGTAGCAGAAGAAGCTAGAGATGCTGGTAGATTTAATGCTATTGTAGATGGTATTAGATATACAAATAAAGAAATGAACGCAGCTGCTTGGGGTATATTCAATGATATTATATCAGTGCCTACAGTAGATGACTTACGTGATTTGTTTGCAACTACTAAAGATGTTAAAAACCTACTCGGTGGTATGTATAGAGTAGAGTATGCACCAGAAGATACAATACGTGCTACAGCATTTGCAATTAAATACCTGTTTGATAGATTTTTAGGTAGACCTATTGCTGAATCATCTGCTAGAGTTATGGATACTTTGGGTAGAGAAGTTGATACTTTGGCTGGTGCGTTAGATGAAATGGCTCCGTCCATTGATCGTAACCGTGCTATGGATCTTATTATAGGTAAGCTAGAGTTTCTACTAGATGAGTACGCATTAAACAAGTATATATCAGGTTGGCAGTTACGTAACAAAAACTGGTTTGACCAGACACCTCCAGCTAGTTTACGAGAAGCTGTTGATACACTAACAGAAGAGTTTACACAAGTAGAAAATAGTCTACATGCTAAGAACAGAGCTTTTACTAAGGAACTAAAAAGATTAAAGAAAGAAAATCCAATAGTATTAAAACCTTTACTTGACGCTTTCTCACACACTAATGGTGATGTAGATAGTCAAGTTAAGTTAATGAAATGGGCAGCAGATCAGATTACACCTCTAGGTTTACTAAGAAGTCCTGATCCTGAGAATATGAACTTGTTTGCTAAAGCTGTATGGGCTGTACGCTATAACAATATGTTGTCAGGTATATCTGCATTTAATGCTGGATTAGGTAACAGTTTACAATTACTTACAAAGTCATTAACAGTAGCATATGGACATGCTTTAACAATACCTTTTAAACCAGTAGCGGGTTTTACTGGATTAAAACGTGCATTTTATTATAATACTGCATTATACGAAACTAACAAGCGAGCTATTACAGACGCTTATCGTATGATGAAAAAGATGAATAATGATCCACAAGCTATGCTATCCGCAGCTCGTAAAGATTATGTCTTTAAAACTGACAAAGCATGGAACATCATGGAGGATATGATTCCAGTCTACGAAGCAACAGGTAACTGGGGTAGAGCGTATCAATTTAAAGTAGCATCTAACTTAAAACAATTAGCTGGTATGAAATCTATGCGTTATGGTATGACTGGTATGGTATTTCCAGATGTATTTACAGCATCACATACTGCTACACATATATCACGGTTAAATGCGTACACAGATGTTTTAGAAGATCAAGGTTGGCCGAACATGAAAATGCTTAAAGAGGCAGAGCTTGAGAACTACTCTAAGTATTTTGATGAGAATGGATTAATTAAGAATGATGTAGTTAAAGCATTGACAGGTGATATTGCACTTAACACAGATGATGCTTTATCTAACTATCTAACTAAAGCAACTACTGCATTTCCTATACTAAAAGAAGTTATGGCTTTCCCACGGACAGCTTCTAACTACATGAAAATAGGTTTATCTTATACTCCTGTGTCAGCTATACCGGGTATGAATAAGTTTTCTAAGACTATATATGCAGTCTCAGAATCTGACATAGCTGAAGCTCTACTAGAGCACGGTATTGATATGTCAAAAACTCCTAATGCTCGTGTTTTATTTGAAGACTTACGTGCTGAGTATATAGGTAGACAAGCTCTAGCTAATACTATAGTAGCTACATTATATGGATATGCTGTAGGTGGCAACATACGTGGTAATCTACACTACAATCAGAAGACAAGAAGAGATCAAATGGACCAAGGTCTAGAACCTAAAACTATCTGGGTTCCCGGTCTAAACAAGTGGGTAAGTTATAAAGGCTGGATAGGTATAGAACATGTACTTGCACCTTTAGCTGACTTAGCTATGTATATGGATGATGCTGACGAACACGTTATCGAAAGCTGGCAGTCAAAACTAGCTTGGACTGTAGGTGCTACATTTTTAAATGATACACCATTATATGGTCTAGAAAAAGTATTTGATATACTTAATGGTAATGAACGTGCTTTCTCACAGTTTATTGCTGGTGCAGCTAGCTCAATGGTTCCGTTAAGTGGTGCGTTAAATGTTATATCAAATGCGATACATCAAGCACAACGTAATATTGAAACTGATATTGGTGAGTTCTTTAAGAATAGGCTACCCGGTCTAAAAGGTACAGTTCCTATAGCAGTTAATCCTATAGATGGATTACCAATTAAAGATGCTGCTAACCCAATACTTGGTGCATTTAATGCTTTTAGTCCTGTTAAGTTTAGTGATGAAGTAAAACCTTATATGCAGTTTTTACATGATATTAAATACGGAGGACTTGGTGCTTTTAAATATGATAGCACAGGATCTTACGAATGGACTGCTGAAGATCAGCAAAAGATATATACAATCATTGGTTCCATGGGTCTTGAAAAAGAGATCATGAGAATTGCAAACAGAAAAGATAATCAAACAATAATTAAAGAGTTAAAAGATCTAAGAAATGAATATCATCCCGGTAATGACGTAATTAAGTTAAAAGCTAGGTTGAGTCCTGTTCATAGAGAGTTAGATTTATTAATTAATAATAGTATAAAAGTAGCTGAACTAGAATATCTTAGAGATAAACCACTCATACAACAAGCTATTGTTAATGCACAATTAGCTAAAAATAGAATGAAGGAAGGCGACATAGAAGGTGCAGCTGAACTTCAGAAAAAAGACGCCCAAATTAAAAATCTTATAGAACACGGTAATTAACTTATGAGTGCTGTTATACAGAACGAATACACAGGTAACGGGAGTACAACTACATACTCCTTTACATTTCCATATCTTAAGACCTCGGACATCAAAGCAAGTCTCGATGGTGTGGCGACTACGGCATTTACATTGCCTAGTGCAACCACGTTACAATTTAATACTGCTCCAACAAACGGAGCCAAAATCAAAATATTTAGAGAAACCGGTGTTGACAACCTAACAGCAACATTCTATGCTGGATCAGCTATCAAGTCAGAAGATCTAAACGATAACTTTACACAAAACTTGTACAAAACACAAGAGGTTGGAGCTCGTGCTATAAGTTCTCTTGGCGGTACAATGACTGGTGATCTAAATTTTGGAACACAAGCTCAGATAGTTTTTGAAGGTGCGACTGATGATGCACACGAAACTACTCTAGCAGTCACTGATCCAACAGCTGACAGAACAATTACTCTACCTAACGTAACAGGTACTGTTGTCACTACAGGTGACACTGGTACTGTTGCTACAGGTATGATTGCAGGCGATGCTGTAACTGGAGCTAAGATAGCTGACGATCAGATCAACTCAGAACACTATGTAGACGGATCTATAGATACTGCACACATAGCTGATGCACAAGTTACAACTGCTAAGATAGCTGACAGCAATGTAACTACAGGTAAGCTAGCAGCAGATGCAGTAACAGCTGCTAAACTTGCAGACAATGCAGTGGTAACAGCTAACATTGTAGATGCCAATGTAACTACAGGTAAGCTAGCTGACGACGCAGTTACAGCTGCTAAACTAGCATCTAACTCTGTTGTATCAGCTAGTATAGTTGATGGTACAATCGTAGCTGGTGATATAGCAAGCAATGCTATTACGAATGCTAAGATGGCAGATGATTCTGTTGGAACTGCTGAACTTATAGATGGTAGTGTAGATACTGCTAGACTAGCTGATAACTCTGTAACACTTGCTAAGATGGTTGACAACTCTGTTGGCACATCTGAGTTAGTTGATGGATCAGTAACTACAGTTAAACTCGCAAGCAATGCGGTAACTACAGCTAAGATTGCAGACGATGCAGTAACAGCAGCTAAGATAGCTGATAATACGATTACAGAAAATGAGTTAGCAGCTAACGCTGTCCATACTGTAAGAATAAATGATGCAGCAGTTACAACAGCTAAGATAGCTGACAGTGGTGTAACTACTGCTAAGATAGCTGGTGCTAATGTTACCGATGTGAAGCTTGCTTCTAACGCTGTTACAACATCTAAGATTACAGATGCTAACGTAACAACTGTTAAGATTGCAGACTCTAACGTAACTCTTGCTAAACTAGCGAGTGACTTAAAACAAACATCTATATCAGATAGTGATACACAGATTCCAACATCTGGAGCTGTGGTAGACTATGTGGCTGCACAGCTAGCACCTATAGGTGGTCTAGAGGTTATAGCTACAGAAGTAGCATTTCCTAACACACAGCCTGCTGCCGGTGTAGTTATATCTATAGCAGATGCTGGTGGTATAGTTGTGAACGGATCTGGTACATCAACTACAGGTAGAACTGTAGGTGGTAGTACTGTAACTATTAATAATATTAACTCAGCTTTTAACAGTTCAACTGTTGATGCTGGTGTATCATTTATGGTAAGTTCTACTGGCTCAGGTCAGGTGTATAACTTCCACAAAGCTACACTTAAAGAGTCAGACATACTTAACTTAAGTAACGACATCAACGACTTTGGTAATAGGTATCGTGTATTTGCTGGTGAGCCATCATCTAACAACGATGAAGGTGATTTAGTATATGACACTAATGCTAACAAGATGAAGGTCTATGATGGATCATCTTGGGGTGAAGTGACATCTACTGGTGACTTTAAATACTTATTCTTATGCCCTGCTGGTGGTAGTGGAGCACCTACTATAAATGGTAGTGTAGCTACATACGACTTACGTGAAGGTAGTAACTCAGGTTCTGGTGCAACTGTAACAAATGCAGCACAGTTATTAGTAAGTATTAATGGTGTAATCCAAAAAGCTAACACAGGTACATCTGCTCCGTCAGAGGGCTTTGCACTTGTAGATAGTAATACTATTGTATTTGGTGCTAACTTACAAACTGGTGACTCTGTATTTATAGTACAGATAGGTTCTGCTGTAACTATACCTACACCCGGAGACGGAACAGTAAGTGAAGCTAAGATTACGTCTGGAGCAGTAACTCAAGCCAAGATTGCTGACCAAGCTGTTAACGAGGCTAAGTTACAAGTATCTAACTCTCCAGTAAACGGTTACTTCTTATCAGCACAGTCTGGTAATACAGGTGGGCTAACTTGGGCAGAGGTAGATGCTGGCGTATCAAGTGATGGATCAGGTAACACTGTAGCTGGTACAAATGCTGGTGATGCAATTACATCAGGAACTAATAACTCAGCATTCGGAAAAAATAGTTTAACAGATGTAACTTCTGGTAGTTCAAACACAGGTATAGGATCT